GGAACAAGATCACAGGCATAGCTGGAACTATGTCATTTTGGACTACTACTATAGCCGGGTATTTTTGGCATCGTATGCGCCTGAACGCAATTAAGGAAAACTACATGAAGAAGCGAGACGCGCTGCCTACATACGCAAAAAAGATTCGGGATGGAAAATTCCCTAAAGGTGTTTTATTTGTGGCTACCTTAGCAGTGGGAGTGAAGTTGATTTCCTTATGGAACAACAATAGACTGAAGAATTTAGAGCCTGCCTCATTAACTCCCGAGGACATTGATGGCCAACCAGGTTGGTTTGGTTACATGATGAAACAAATAGGCTGGAAAGCAGAATCTTCAGTATCTGGTGCTGTACCTGAACATGTTTTAAATACAGGTGCAAAAAACCAGGGATGGTGTCATTTTGAACGATCTGATGGCACGAAAACTGGATGCAATATAATTTATCCAGAAAAGGGGTATGTGTGGTTCCCACTACACATTTTCTATCCAGGTTCGGACATGAACAAAAAACCAGTTGACTATGTACGTGGTGTGGTTTCGCGTTCAGCAGATAATAAGACCAGTAAATTCAAGTTCATCGCGCAATTGAACGTTAATACAACGCGCATTGATGGATTGGATATGGTAGAGTGTTTTGTAGAACGTTGTCCTGACATTTCTGAAAACCTTAAAAAGTTTTTACCTTTGTCACCACTGCATGGTATTTCTGTGTGTACTTTGATGACTAGAGACGAAAATGCTCGCTTGGACCATGAAAAACTTACTGTTGAGCATGGAAAATTTGGTCATAAGTACATGAGCATGGAAGGAGGTAGCTACACCACTTCCAAAGCCATTACTGGTACATGTATGTCCATGCTTGTAACGGCTGGCAAAACACCAGTTGTGGCAGGATTCCATATTGGTGGAAACACACAAAAGAAATATGGTGTAATGATGACTGTCACGCAAGCGCAAGCGCTAGAGTTAAGGAAAAAGACCCTAGCATTACCTGGTGTACGCGGCATGGCATCAGCATCACGGATTCCAGAAACACAATATGGTAAGCGTGTTTTGGATTCCAAAGAGGTACATCCCAATGCAAAATTTATTAAAGCATTGGATTCCAACGCAGCGATTGATGTGTTGGGATCTACTCGACTGCGAGCAGAGGCTAAGAGTAGGGTAGTACCTTCAATTCTGCAAAAGGACGCTGAAGACATTTTTGGTATTAAAAATGCCTGGGGGCCTCCCAATCTAAAACCAAATTGGAAGGCCTACAATGCCACGTTGGAACATATTGTGAACCCTTCAGAAATGTTTGTTCCATCACTTTTACAACGCGCTCGGCAAGACTGGCTAAAACCTATTAAACCTTATATAAAGGACTTACATGCACAAGAAAGTATAAAACCATTGAATATGAAAGAAATAATTAATGGTGTGCCTGGAAAAAGGTTTTTGGATCCAATGCCTATGAAGACAAGCATTGGCTTCCCGGTTTTTGGGCCAAAAGCAAAGCATTTTCGTCAGGTTGAAATTGAGAATCAACTAATTTACGAACCTGATGACGATATAATACAAGAGTATGAGCGTTGTTTGAGGTGTTGGGAAAAAGGAAAAAGGGCATATCCTGTGGCCACTGCTACTCTGAAAGATGAAGCTACGAACAAACCTGAAAAGGTTAGGGTATTTCAAGCAGTAGCGGTTGCACTGGGAATGGCAATAAGACGTTGGTTTTTGCCTATAGCAAGGGCGCTTTCATTAAATCCAGTTCTTTCTGAAACTGCGGTTGGTGTGAATGCATTTTCACAACAATGGGATTTGCTTATGGAAGCAGCAGAAAAATACGCAACGGATGGTCGCGTGGTCGCTTGGGATTATTCTAAGTATGATGTGCGAATGAATTCCCAAATGACGTACGCCGTGTTGATGTGTTTTGTGGATCTTGCTGAATTATGTGATTACACTGAATACGATATTCGTATGATGGTTACTATGATTGCTGATATCATTCATCCTTTGATAGATTATAATGGCACTATGATCATGGCATACAACATGAATACTTCAGGTAATAACATCACCGTGTACATAAACAGCATTGCAAATTCTTTATACGTACGCATGGGTCTTTTCCATGCGTGCGATGAAGTTGATGATTTTCGTAAAGTAATTGCAGCTACCACTTATGGTGATGATTTCAAGGGAAGTATAAAAAATGAATATCGCGACCGTTTCAATTTTCGTGTTTTCAAGGAATTCTTAGCCCAGCATGGTATGAAGATTACAGAACCCGATAAAACTGATCGGGTAAATGATGATTTGGATATAGATGATGCAGATTTTCTTAAGCGTCATTCCAACTACATACCAGAAATAGGGTGCAGGATAGGTAAATTGGACAAAAATTCAATGTATAAACCACTGATGGCTAATGTCAGGTCCGACTCGGAGACTCCTGAAGTAGTAGCAATTTCTTGCATAGAAACTTACATGCATGAATTGTTTGCTCATGGGCGCCAGGAGTATGAAAAAGATCAGCCCAAAATCAAAGAACTGTGTGTACGGGTGCTTAACTACATACCACCTGCAGTCACTTACACATTTGACGAGCGTGTCTATATGTGGAAGGAAAAGTACATTAAGTAAATGTTCTGGATACCATACATGTACATAAAACGGCTTTACATTTACTTGTACATATTGTACATATAATTTTTCTCGTTAGCACGAGCGCAAATTGTACTATTGCGAAAAAGTTTTGATTTTCCTATGTTTAATTTTGAGAGAAAGTCCCCGTGTCTTAAACGGGCTTTTCCAGGAAGTGCCTGGACAGCAATGGATGGCAAAGTAAGGCCTCAAGCACTGGATAGTGCGGAACAAGGATCTTCCCTTTCTCTGTGGGGAATTTTCGGTTCAGTGACTGTGTACATTCTGTATGCAATCTATAAGGATTTGCAATTGGAATGGCCCAGTCTTGATGAAGTTCGTGAGGAACGGCGTCGTGATGACAATCAAGACGTTGAACCTCATTCAGAGGAAATGCCTGTAAGTATGCCCTCAGCGGAGACAACAAAACAAAATGTTATGTTCGCTGACACCAATCCCGGTTACATGCAGGAAACTCTAGGTGATATAGATCACATTCGAGATGCAGCATTAACATCTGATGCAACTTTGGACGAATTCTTTAGTAGACCTTTACGGATTACTTCTATAGATTGGG